TGTTGTTAGATCTTATAGATGAAAGCTCGCTTTATTCGGATGTCGATAAGTTGGCGGCACGGACGCTTGTTGAGAGTCTGGGCCAATCGTTTTTGGCGTTCGATGGTACATGGTTGCAAGTTGTTGGATGGGTCATGTCAGGTGTGCCATTAACTGCCGAGTTAAGCTCCATCTTGAATCAGATATACATGAGGGTGGTGTGGAAAGTTGTTACTCAACGCCCAATTAGTGATTTCCGCTCGCACGTGGCGTTGATTGTATATGGAGATGACAACAATGCTGCAGTTCGCGATGAGCCAAGATACAATTTTCAATCGGTTGCCGTCACAATGGGTAAGTTCCGCATGACCTACACAAACACAGACAAGAATGATGAGATGCACATATATCAGAGACTTGAAGATGCTGAATTTTTGAAACGACTTTGGGTCCCAGGACCGCTTAAGGTGTATGCGCCTTTGTCATGGGATAGCATCTACAAGCGAATTGTGTGGACCCGAAGCAGAGCCCCAGATCGTGTGCGCTCCTTAGTGTTTTCCGTTGCTGCGGATTGTCTTGAGCACCAATTTGAAGGGCTAGAGTACTGGGAAAAATTTTGTCACACTTTGTGTCAAGAGGAAGAGGTTGCTGGGCAAGTCCCGTACAAACACTTGGTAGAGGGAGACCCAGTTGACCAATTGTTTTCCAAGGTCGGCCCAAGTCAATTAAGCGCAGATCCCTTTTGGGAAACTTCGCTTGAAGACGATGCGTGGACAGTTTTTGCTCGCGGAAAACTGTCCACTTGTATTTCTACTTCTAAGGTCGCGAGGCCAGAAGTTGCGAGGGGGAGATGTGAAAGCCCCAGAAAGTTTCAAGACGGAGGAGTCGTACAACTCCGTCTCAGTGGTATTTACCAACGTACAAGGTCTGGAGGCAGAATGAGCACCTGTACTCCGCATTTAGACAACAAACCGCTTACTGAAACTTTATGTAATACTTTGAAATTTTACGATACGTCGGGATTGCGTGAAAATTCCCACGAATTCACGTCCAATGGGACTGAGCGCCGTCCAGGTGAGACCGATGGCAATCTAGGATCTATATTATCCCGTCCCACCCGGATTTTTACCGATACATGGACCCCTGGCACTAATTTTTACCGGGTCACTGACATTTGGGAAAGGTTTTTGTCTGACCCTACGGTAAGTGAGAAAATAAGCCATTTTGCCCGTCTCCGTGGGAAGATGGTTGTGC